GTGTAATTTGAGATGTAAGGAGGATGCCCAAGAAGAAACTAGAGATGTTGCATGGGAGATAAACCGATCCGCTCGTATCAACTTTCCAGTCTCTTGGAAGGCACTGAGGATTTAATGTCAAGAGGCGAGAATACATAAATATAACACGCTTGTATGAAAAAACAAGTAAATATTTATTGCATTCTTTATTAATGTATCCGAAATTATAACGAAAAAGTACTTGACAATTGCGTTGAATTGTTATATAATGTAAGATACTTTTAGAAAAGGAGAAAACTAAATGGCAGGCGAAAATATTGTAGCGACAGTCAAGAGTTGGATAGGCGGCCTTACAACGGTCGGTGTTTCATTTCTTGGTTTGGCTATCGTACTACAGGTCCTATTTGGATCAGACGTAGCCTTTGTCCCAGTCGATGTGATTGGGAACATCAGTGCTCTGGTAGCTAGTCTCGGTTCGTCCGGGTTGGTTGGCCTTATCACTGTAGGTATCATCTATTGGATCTTTAAACAGGACTGATAGCTTGACGTAGTTTGGTGGTGGGCCTTCGGGCCCTACCACTTTTATATAATGATAGTAAACAAGACAAATACAATACACAAATACAATACGAGGTAATGAGATATGAGTTTTAATGCTCTAAAGAAAAGCTCTGGGAAGTTCGACAAACTACAGAATGAGCTTGAAAAACTAAACACCCCAACAAATACGTCATCGTTTCAGGATGACAGGTTCTGGAAACCAGAACTCGATAAGTCTGGCAATGGTTATGCCATTATCAGATTTTTACCCCAGGCAGCAGACGAGGAACTACCGTGGGTCCGTTTATGGAACCATGCGTTCAAAGGTCCTGGTGGCTGGTATATCGAAAACTCACTTACAACTATCAACAAAAAGGATCCTGTGTCAGAGTATAACACAGAACTTTGGAATAGTGGTAATGAGTCTGATAAGGACATCGCTCGTAAACAGAAGCGAGTCCTGAAGTATTACGCCAACATTTATGTTGTGAAAGATGCAAAGCATCCAGAGCATGAAGGTAAAGTGATGTTGTTTAAATTCGGTAAGAAAATCTTTGATAAGATTACCGAGGCAATGAATCCTGAGTTTGCTGATGAAGAAGCATTGAACCCCTTTGACTTATGGAAGGGTGCTGACTTCAAACTGAAGATTCGTAAGGTCGATGGTTATTGGAATTACGATAAGTCAGAGTTTGCTGCTCCGTCACAACTGTTGGATACTGATGATGAACTTGAAGCAGTCTGGAAGAAAGAGTATAGCCTTAAGGCGTTTACTGCTCCGGATCAGTTCAAGAATTATGATGATTTGAAAGAAAAGTTGAATCGTGTACTTACCGGTTCTGGCGTTGGAAGCGCAACTGTTTCTGATATTACTGAGGCTCCAAAGTTTAATAAAACTGAGGAGTATCAGGAACCCATCAGTGCAGAGGCCGATGAGGATACTATATCATACTTTTCTAAACTCGCTAACGAGTAATAGTACATCCTAAAACTTTTGAAGAGCTCCTACGGGAGCTCTTTTTTTTATATAAATAGTATTTGATATGGCCATAACATTAGATGATTATATACAGGAGATAACTCAATTAGCAGATGGTAGGGATATGTCTATGCGTTGGTATAGAGACCAGGTGAGAGCTGTAGTACCTAAAAGACTGAGTGAGAGTAGAACAACTAGTCTAATACGTGCTGGAGATATTCAACGAAGGCCTGCATGGGGTGTGTTGAACTTATATGGTTACGATCCCAAGCATGAGAAGATACTAGAGTATTATGATGTGTTCCCATTGACCATACCAATAGAAAAACTTAAAAATGGTTTCATAGGAATAAACTTACATTATCTGAGTGTACCTATGAGAATGAAACTACTTACAAAACTAATGCCATTAACAGCAGAGAATAGAATTATAGGTTGGCGCAGGGTAGCTCGATTTAGAGAAGTAAAACCTTGTGTCAAACGATACTTGGGTAGTTATGTGAAAACAGCATTTCTACCCATCATAGAACATCAGGAGATGGAGTTAGCAGCTATGATGCCTATACAACGATTTAGAAAGGCCAGAGAAACTAAAGTCTGGGCTGACAGTAGAAGGATGGTAATGTAATGCCTATAGCATCCCTATCAAGATTCAAGAGTATGATTACCAGTGGACCAGGGTTCACTAGGGGATATGATTATGACGTTATCTTTACAGGTACGCCAGTGACATTTCCACGCACTGGAGAACTTTCTATGCGATGTGAAAGTTTTGCATTTCCCAGTCAGAATATAGAAACAACTCAGGATAATATACGTCCGGGACCTATAAGAGAACACGCCTTTAGTGTAAACTATGGTGAAGTTACAGGCACGTTTTTATGTTCTTATGATCTGGCCGAAAAGAGATTTTTTGAAGATTGGCAGAGAAAGATATTTGACCCAAATTCATTTAAAATAAATTATTATAAAGACTACGTTGGTGAAATAGAAGTAAAACAATATACTCAACGACCAGCAGATGGCGTACTTGAGACTTACTATAAAGTTAAATTATTTGAAGCGTTTCCCAAATCAATAACCCAACTAGATGTTGGAACATCAAACGGAGAATTTTTAAGAGTATCGGTGGCATTTCAATACCACCACTGGAAAGAAATATAATGGAGGAATATTATGGCTTTACCAAAAATTGCTGCACCGCAGTATGAATTGACAGTACCCTCAACAGAAGAAACGATAAAGTTTAGGCCGTTTCTAGTAAAGGAGGAAAAACTATTATTGTTGGCCAATGAGTCTGACGAAAATAACGAAATGATAAATGCCGTTCGTCAAATCATTACCAACTGTACATTTGAAAAATTAGATATAGAGACTTTGGCTCTATTTGATTTAGAGTATGTATTTTTGAAGATACGAGCTAAGTCAGTAGGAGAGGTAGTAAATTTAAAACTACTCTGTGAGGATGATGGAGAAACTTATGCTGATGTTGAAATCAACTTGGATGATGTAGATATTGTTTGGAATGACAAACATACTAATCATATAGAGTTGACAGACGACATTGGATTGATGATGCGTTATCCACAGTTTGACCTTATTGATATGGGAGGTCAGGGAGGAGAAACGGAATACATCTTCAAGATGATAAAGAGTTGTATCAACCAGGTATATGAAGGAGATACGATACACGAAAGGTCAGATTTTACTGATAAGGATTTAGATGCCTTTATTGAAAGTCTAACGTCAGAGCATTTTCAAAAACTACAAGAATTTTTTGAGACTATGCCCAGACTAAAACATGATGTAAAGTTTAAGAATCCTAAAACAAAGAAACAAAACAAAATGACATTGGAGGGTATGCAAAGTTTTTTCGAGTAGCTCTCTCACATGAAAGTTTAGAAAATCATATGAGAACTAACTTTGCCATGATGCAACATCATAACTGGAGTATAACAGAGTTAGAAAATATGATGCCATGGGAGAGAGAGATTTACCTTACATTATTGAGTCAGTATATTGAAGAAGAAAACAAAAAGCAGAAACAGGGATGAGCGATAAAGATACACAAGTACTAGTAACAGAAAAAACTTATGAAGTAGATAAGTCTGACTTTCTAGTTATACAAGGATTTGACCAGAGTAAGACTTGGTACAACAAGACTGCTGGGTTCATGGATACTTTACGATTGATCCCACGCCTGTTGATGATTTGTTATGGTGGAATATTTTGGATATCAACCCAATGGTTTATGAATCTACCAGAACCTAGTAATGCACAGGCAGCATTTATATCTACTATCGTAGGTGCCGGTGCCGCATGGTTTGGTCTGTATGTAGGTAGTGGTCATAAGCCCGCAGCGAGTAAAAAGTAAATGGCAAAGAAAGAACCCAGTATAGCCGACCTGATTAAAATGATGGAGTCTCACAAGACTGCTGAAAATGCTGCGGATGCCAAATCGGCAAACGCTGGCCATGCAGATGCTGTAATGATAAAGGGGTCAATGGACGGCCTTAATACTTCATTTACTAATGTCATTGGTGAACGATTTGATAAGATGGCTACGGAAGAAACTCCATTTCAAACGGTAGGCTTATTGGATCAGATTCGATTGGGTGTTGATGGTATGAAGTTGACGATGTTGCAAAGAGCAAGGCGTTGGGTGAAGGATTTTGCTGGCTTTATGCCCGGCCGTGCTGCTCGTCAGACAGCTAGAAAAGCAGACCTTGCTACAGCACTTGTTGCAATAGATACTAGAGCCATTGCCCAATCTTCTATGGACATGCTGGATACTATGAAAGGCGCTGCAGGCGCGAGTAAAATTGGATTGGAACGAGCTGCTGCACAACGCAAAGCTCTTTTCGCTTCAAAAGGGCCCATGGGAAAAGCATTTAGTTTGATTGGTAGTGGGATTGGTTTCCTTACTGGTAGGGGTGGTAAAGATAAAGAGAAACAAAATGAAGAGCGGAGACATAAGTCCAAACACATAACATTATTAGAAGCGATACTTAAAGCCCTTGGAGGTCAGGCAGAGGAAGATGATGAAGGTGGTGGTGGTGGTGGTAAAAGTAAATGGGGTAAATGGCTCCTGGCCGCCAAACGACTTACTACGATTGCTGGAATAATTCTTCGAATCGCATTAGCACCATTTGTTTTCTTGGGGGCTTTCTTTGGCCAGTTGGGAAAAGAAGTTGCAGTCATTAGTAAGTGGGTAGCGAAAACTGCCAAATGGGGTAAAGGAACTTTTTTTGATCCTGTCAAAAATGCTGTAGCTAGACTATTCAAAATAGGTGATTGGGCAGACGATTTCAAAAAGGGTTTCAATACTAAATGGCAGGCCTTCAAAGCAAGATTTTCTTCATCAACTATTATGCAGATATTCAGTCGATTACGAATGCGATTGAATTCTATTAGAATTAATATGCTTGATGGTATTAAAAATGCTATGAAAGCATTTAGAAACACTAAAGTTATATCGGGCCTGATGG